GCTGCAAAAGAACGATTAAAAGAACTTTGCACAGGTAAGTTCAAACTTAAATCTTTAGGCAAAGGAAAGTATGGAAGAATATTAGGTGTCCCGTACACAGAAGACGGTGAAGATATTTGTCAAAAACTTATATCAGAAGGTCATGCTGTTGAGTATTGGGGCGGAAAGAAAGTAAAAATCTGGGGAGTATAATATGCCAGGAATGTGTGAAAGAAAAAGGTACATGAGGGGCGAAACCAAAACCTCTCGTGGAGACTACGGTAAAAAAGGCTACGGTCATGGCGGAGACGTCAAAAAATATGGTGGTGGCGGTAAAGTCTATAAAAAGAAAAAATAAATGGATCCAGTTTATTTAGTACAAAAAGTTTTAAAAGAACTTCGCCAAAGACAAGCAGACTTAACTGAAGTCTTAAAAACAGGCGGTGTTCAAGATTGGGAAGGATACCAAAAAATTCTCGGTGAACTATCAGGTCTAAGTTCCGCCGAGAGAATAATAATAGACCTGCAAAACATCAAGGAGCAAAACGATGGCAGTTGATGCACAAAAAGTAGAAGAACCAAAAAGTAACCCGATCCCAGACCATGTTCCAATGGAAAGGGAAACAAAAACCGAAAAGGAAAAAGTAGAGTTCACACCTGAATCAGTTCAGGAAGATGCGTCTCTGCTAGAAAAACTTCCCGACCCTACAGGATATAGAATATTGATACTTCCCTTTAGTCAGAAACAAATGACCAAAGGCGGAATCATGTTAGCTGACTCTTACCTTGAAAAAGAAAGATTAGGTACTAATGTTGGTTTCGTAGTATCATTGGGACCAGATGCTTACAAAGATAAGAACAAATTTCCGAATGGCGCTTGGTGTCAAGAAAGAGATTGGATTATTTTTGGAAGGTACGCAGGAGCACGAATCAAAATTGATGGTGGTGACCTGCGCTTATTAAACGATGACGAAGTACTCGCTGTGGTTAGTAACCCAGAAGATGTAGAATAGTCACGCAACTAAAGGAGAATATCATGGCAGAATCCATGCAACAAGAAACCGAGGCTCAAGAAGTCGAAGTTCAATTAGAAGAAACAACAGAAGAAGCGCAACAAAGCCCCGAAGTTGTTATCGAAGAATCCGAAACCCCAGAAACAGAATCCCAAAAAGCAGAGTCTTCTGAAGAAGAGATTGCTAACTATAGTGAATCTGTTAAAAAGCGAATAAATAAACTAACTTATAAGATTCGTGAAGCAGAAAGAAGGGAAGCAGCAGCAGTTGAATACGCTAAAGGTGTTCAACAAAAATTAAATAATACTCAAGCATCCCTTTCACAAAAAGATAAAAACCTATATGATGAATATAGTGCAAGAGTTGAAAGCCAACTTGCTGGTGCCGAAGATAAGTATAAAAAAGCACATGATATCGGAGACACAGAGCAGATGTTGGCAGCACAAAAAGATGTTGCTACCCTTGCTGTTGAACTTGAGAGCCTAAATAGAGTTAGACCTCAAGAAACAACACAAGAACAACCTGTTGATATACAACCTCAACAAGTTACTCAGCAACCTCAAGTGCAAGCTCCCCCACAACCTGATGCGAAAGCTCAGGGATGGGCAGCAAAGAATGATTGGTTCGGCAATGATTTGGCTATGACAACAAGTGCTTTTGCTTTTCATAGACAATTAGTCGAACAAGAAGGTTTTGATCCAACCACTGATGATTATTATCAGGAAGTAGATCGAAGAATGGCGGAAGCCTTTCCCCACAAGTTAAACGGTGGTGGAGAAGTTTCTCAAATAAATAACGTTCAAGAGAATGTTGCAAACTCCAGCAGAGGTGCTAGAGGCAGAACAGGAAAAGGACGCACAGTCAAGTTGTCATCGAGTCAAGTTGCAATAGCAAAAAGACTAGGTGTTCCACTTGAAGAATACGCTAAACACGTTAAGTAGGAGATAAAAATGGTAGATAATACAAATAATGTAGAAAAAAATACCAGCTCAGATCGGGCTCCCAGATCTGCAGAGAGTCGAGCAAAAACTGCTCGTATCAAACCATGGCAACCACCGTCTTTATTAGACGCACCAACGCCACCAGAAGGTTACGTTTACAGATGGATACGGGAATCAATGGCAGGAGTAGAAGACAAAGCGAATATGTCAAAACGTATTCGTGAAGGATGGGAACCTGTGAGAGCAGATGATCATCCTGAGTTTGAAGCCCCAACCGTTGAAGACGGTAAACATGCTGGAGTAATCGGAGTAGGTGGGTTAATCCTCGCAAAGATGCCAATCGAAACCGTCGAACAACGACGTGCATACTATAATAAAATGGCTTCAGACCAGATGGAGGCAGTCGATTCAAATCTAATGCGAGAAAGTGACAGTAGAATGCCTATTAGTAAACCTAATAGGAATACTCAAGTCACATTTGGTAAAGGAGGCGATTCTTAGGGATCGCTAATTATAATTAATATTATTAACTTAAAGGTGAAATAAATGGCGAATGTAAATGACCCAAATGGTTTCACACCAGCATATCACATGTCTGGAGGCACAATCCGCCCTTCTGAGTTTCCTATCCAAAGTGGTGCTACTGGCGATATCTTTGCAGGTGACGTCGTAAAGCTCACGAGTGGATATGTTCTTCAAGGAGGAGCGACTGATGCTCCCTTAGGTGTATTTGGTGGCTGTGAATACCAAAAGTCGACAGGAGAAGTAGTCTTCACAAGAAGATTTGTCTCAGGTACGGCTACTCTAGGTTCTGCAAATATTAAAGCATACGTGTACGCTGATCCAAACATCGTGTATGAAGCCCAGTTTACTGGGACTCCTGCACAAACTGATGTTGGAAAAGTGCACACTATCTCTACTACTGCAGGTGATACTAACAACAACCGTTCGAAAGAAGGTGTGACTACGACTACCGCTAGTGGTATAGCAAAATTAGTGGCTTATGTGGCTCGTCCAGATAACTCAGCTAATGCGCAATACGCTAGAGGGTATTTCATATTCCCAGCTTCGACGTACGGCAACGATTAAGGGGTGAATAGAAATGGCTATTAATAGAGCACAGCTCGTTAAAGAACTCGAGCCTGGACTGAATGCACTCTTTGGTCTCGAGTATAATCGTTACGAGAATGAGCACGCTGAAATTTTTGATACAGAAACTTCAGATCGTGCGTTTGAGGAAGAAGTGATGTTATCAGGCTTCGCACAAGCTCCAGTAAAAGGAGAAGGTGCAGCAGTAAGTTATGATACAGCGCAAGAAACCTTCACGTCTCGCTACACTCACGAAACGGTAGCCCTTGCTTTTGCATTGACAGAAGAAGCAATCGAAGATAATCTCTACGATACGCTTTCTTCTAGATATACTAGAGCACTGGCTAGATCGATGGCAAACACGAAACAAGTTAAGGCTGCAAACGTACTTAACAATGGTTTCTCTACTTCCTATCCAGGAGGCGACGGGAAACCTCTCATGACCACTGATCACCCAACTCTTACAGCTGGGGATCAAGCGAATGAGCCAAGTTCAGCAGCAGACCTAAACGAAACTTCGTTGGAGAATGCCTTAATTGATATCGCTGGATATAAAGATGAAAGAGGTATCAAGGTAAACGTGCAAGCCCGAAAACTGATCGTTCCACCACAACTACAATTCGTAGCTGACAGGATTTTAAATACTCCTGGCAGAGTGGCAACATCAGACAATGACATCAATGCCATGAAAAACATGGGGATGTTACCAGAAGGCTACACTGTTAACCACTATCTAACCGATACAGATGCATGGTTTGTTAAAACTGATGCGCCTAACGGCATGAAGCACTTTGAAAGAGCTTCTATGGCAACTGGTATGGAAGGAGACTTCGAAACTGGTAATGTTAGGTACAAAGCGAGAGAAAGATATTCTTTCGGTTGGTCTGATTGGAGAGGTGTTTACGGTTCTCCAGGAGCCTAGTACGATTTTTTCTTAAATCGTTTGGAAAGGGATCTTCGGATCCCTTTCTTTTTTACAGTTTATATTATAGAATGAAAGTCTAGGGTTTAATTAACTTTGTTCTATAGACTGACCTAGCAGACAAAGCCAAGACTATAGAGCTATTTCCGAGGAGGAAATGATTATGGCAAATTCAACATTTAATGGACCAGTCAGGTCTGAAAATGGTTTTGAACAAATCAGTAAGAACGCAACTACTGGTGCTATCACAACCAATCTAGATGTAGACACAAGCGGAAACATAACCACAACTGGGTATGTATCTTCTTACTCTAATATCAGTAGCATCACAAGTGCTACGCATTCTGTTGAGTCTACTGACTCAGGAACTGTTTATACTTTAAACAGAGCAGCAGGTATTGTGGTAACACTACCTACAGCAGCAGCAGGACTTAACTATACATTTATAGTTGGTACAACTTTTACAGGCGCAGGACAAATTAATACGGACAATGCCAGTGATTTATTCTCTGGTTTTGCACAAGTATTTGATCCAGCAACTGCGAGTGATACGAATACTTTTATCCCTGATGCTAGTGATGATGATACTATTGACTTAGGTTCAGCAGCACAAGGTTGGTTAGTAGGCGGAGTAATTCGTTTAGTAGCAACCAGTGCAGCAGTATGGCATTGTGAAGCATTCCTACATGGCGATGGCACACTAGCCACTCCATTTGAGTAAGGGGTAGATCATGGCTGACGCAGTAACTTCAACAACAATCGTTGATGACGATAGAAAAGCTGTTATACAGCTAACTAATACGTCCGACGGAACTGGGGAATCGGCTGTTACCAAAATAGATGTAAGCGCACTTTCTGTAAGAAGTTCAGATGGTGCTGCTTGCACAGGTTGTAAAGTCGCAAGAGTTAATTACTCAACTTTTGGTATGAGTGTGAAATTATTATGGAACGCAAGTACGAACACAATATGTTGGGACTTAAATTCTGACTATAGCGATGACGTTGACTTTTCATACATGGGCGGTTTGCAGAATACTACTGCCGCAAGTGGAAAAACAGGAGACATCAAGCTAACAACTACGGGACACGCCAGTGGAGATTCATACGTTATTGTTTTAACAGTAATTAAAGAGTTTTAAAACACATGGCTACCTCAGGGACTAAGACCTTTCAGTTAACCATAGCGGACACAATAGAAGAAGCATATGAGTTGGCTGGACTAGAGCTTAGGACAGGATATGATGCGGAGACCGCTCGGCGATCATTAAATATAATGTTCGCTGATTGGTCTAATAGGGGTGTTAATCTTTGGACAATAGAACAGGTTACAACTAACCTAACGTCTGGGACTAATAGTTATACGTTAAACTCTTATGACATAGACATAGTTTCCGCAATCGTACGACAGATCGACGGTTCTACAACAACCGATATACAGTTAACACGGATAGGTCGTACAGAATATCTAAGTATCCCTGATAAGTCTACCACAGGAAGACCAACTCAGTTATTTTTAGATAGACAAACCACACCAGTTGTAAAGCTGTGGCCAACACCAGACAGTACATACACATACAGGCTAATAGCAAACACTATTCAACGTATAGATGATGTAACTGCTTCTGCGCAAGATCCCCAAATACCTTCAAGGTTTATGCCTTGCATGGCTAGTGGATTAGCTTATTATATTGCTTTAAAGAAAAACCCAGAAAAAGCTGGACTTTTAAAACAACAATATGAACAAGATTTTCAACTTGCTGCCGATGAGGATCGTAATAGAGCCTCTCTACATCTTGTGCCCAGTAGGAGTTATTTATAATGGCGTATGCTGTTGGTAAATATTCTCAAGCAGAGTGTGATAGATGCGGTTTTGTTTATCCGTACCTACAGATGAAAATGGAATGGACAGGTTTTAAGGTTTGTCGAGAATGTTATGAACCAAAAGCACCACAACTAGATCCAGTTAGGGTGCCTGTTGATCCAGAAGCTTTGAGACAACCAAGACCAACTGAACCAGCTCCCACCACTGGATATGGTATAGTTAGGTCGGGAAACACTAAAAACGCTGACGGAGTTAGTTCAGTATCTATGGATATTGCGCACAATGACGTTATAGGGTCTAGTTTTTACATGGAAGAAGTTACAGGAAGTGTAGGAACTGTAACAGTTACAACAGGATAATGAAATGAGTTGGACATACTCTACATTAAAAACAGCAATACAAGATTACGCTGAATCCACAGAAACATCTTTTACTAATCATTTAGATGATTTCATAAAATCAGCGGAAGAACGCATTTTAAAAGCCGTTCAATTAGACGACTTTATTAAAAACGTAACAGGAACAGCAACGTCTGGTTCTGCATATTTAGGAGCACCTAGTGACTTCTTATCCTCCTTTAGTTTAGCGGTTATAGACAGTGATTCTAACTATAACTATCTAAGACTAAAGCATCCAAGTTTTATTCGGGATTACACACCTGCATCTTCCACTACGGGAGAACCAAAGTATTACGCTGAGTTTGACGAAAATACTTTTATATTGGCACCGACGCCAAATTCAAACTTTACATTTGAGTTACACTATTTTTATAGACCCTCATCCCTTACTTCGGCAGGTGATTCTGGTACTACGTGGCTTTCTACTAATGCTCCCAATGCACTATTGTATGGTAGTTTAGCAGAAGCAATGATGTACCTAAAAAATTATGAGACATCACCCATCTATGAGCAAAGATTTCAAGAGGCATTAGCCTTAATGAAAAACCTTGGGGAAGGTAAGTCCACCCGAGATCAATATAGATATGACCAAGTAAGGAGATCACCACAGGCATGAAAATAAAAGAACTCGACGGGGCGAATATCGCCATCGTCGCAATGGGCGAAAGCCAACTAGACTATCACTTAGCTATTTCTCACGGCAACGAGTTTGACGAAGTTTGGGCAATAAACGCAATGGCGGGAATTGCAAGGCAAGTTGATAGAACATTTATGTTAGACCCAGCCAGCAGATTTTTAGACAGCGATGCTGCGGGAAGCCAAACACACATTATGCGCAAAGTGTTAAAATCTCACCCTGGACCTATATACACCTGTGAACTAGATGACCGATGTGAAAACTTAGTAGAGTTTCCTCTTTTAGAGGTTATTGAAGAAACAGGAAGTTCTTATCTAAACAATACTGTTTGTTTTGCTATCGCTTTCGCTATGTATAACAAAGTTGGTCGGATTAATATGTTCGGAGTTGATTTCACATATAAAGGAAACCTTCACTTTGCAGAAGCAGGAAGAGCTTGTGTAGAGTTTTGGTTGTCTAAGTGTATTTCTGCGGGAATAGTCGTAAGTGTAGCACCAAGATCAGGGTTACTAGATACAGATGTACCGATTCAAGATAAAGTCTATGGTTACCATCGTTTAGACAATCCTCCTTTAGTTATGTTTGACCCTGAAACGAATGAGTTTTACAAGGTTGGTTTCAATGAGTACAAAAAAGCAAAAGAAGAAGAGAATAGAAAAAATGCAGAATTAGTGCCTATTTTAAGCACACCACCAGAAGCAAAAAGATATTGATATGATTGAGATAGACACAGTTGGCGGATTAGGAAATATAACTGTTGATACACAACAGTATAGAGGACACCCACCTGAGTACTGGGCAGAGAAAGCTACAGAAAGAATTTGTGGTATATCTGAAAACGCTGCACCACACATCAAACAACAAGCAGAAGCATTTAGACTATCTATTTACAACACAATACTTTATTATATAAAGCAGAGCATCAATAGTGAGCGATGCACTATGAAAAACATTTTAGCTAAACAGGGTCATGACGATTTAGCTAAGATACTAACGGAGATAAAATAATGGCAATAACCTCAACATTAACAACTAGCTTTAAAAAAGAACTGCTAGAAGCAACACATAATTTTAAGGCTTCTGGTGGAAACTCTTTTAAACTAGCGTTGTACACAAGTTCTGCTACAATGGGCGCAGCAACTACGGCATATACAACCACAAACCAAGTTACTGGTACAAACTACTCTGCAGGTGGTTCTGCTCTTACTAATGTAGCACCAACAAGTGGCGGAACGACAGGATTCACTGATTTCGCAGACTTGACTTTCGGTACAGCTACTGTTACCGCTAGAGGCTGTTTAATCTATAATGATACAGCTAGTGGCGACCCTTCTGTAGCTACTATTGATTTTGGTGGAGATAAAACGTCCACAGCAGGAGACTTTACAATAGTTTTCCCAGCAGCAGCAGCAAGTACAGCTATTATAAGAATAGCTTAGTTAAAAAATGGCAGCGATCACGGGTTGGGGTCGAGGCACGTGGGGCTCGGATACTTGGGGTGAACCCAATCCTGTTACCCTTTCAGGTCTCGCAGGAACAAGTGCCCTTGGCACTGTTACTCTTAAATGTGACAACAATATTACTGTTTCAGGTCAAGCAGGAACTGGGGCAGTAGGAACACCCACTTTTGATTGTGAAGCCAATGTAACTCCTGCTACTCAAGTTGCTACAAGTGCGCTAGGCTCTCCTAGTGTAGATGCCGAAGCCAATGTAACTCCTGCTACTCAAGTTGCTACAAGTGCGCTAGGCTCTCCTAGTGTAGATGCCGAAGCCAATGTATCAGTATCAGGGGTAGCAGGAACAGCAGGTGCCCCCACAGCAGGGGTTAATGCGCAAGCAATAGCTGTTCTTCCGAGTGCGGTAGGAACATGTGGTGCAGTTTCAGTAGATGTTGACGGAGAAGCAACAGTACCTGTTTTATGTGGTGCAGCAACAGGTGCACTAGGAAGCGTTACAGTTTATCATAATGTTCAAATTACTCTAACAGGACTAGAAGCCACAGGTAGTGTAGGAACAGTAACTTCGATAGCAAAAGCAACAGTTACCCTAACAGGACTAGAAGCAACAGCAGGAACACCAACTGTTAATGTTTGGGGATTGATTGATGATAGTCAAGATCCAAGTTGGACAGGGGTGAGTGATAGTCAGACACCTAGTTGGTCTAATATAGACGATAGTCAAACCCCAGAATGGGAAGAAGTGGCTTAACTTTTATAGAAAAAAAGTATATAATCAATATAGCAAGAGGATTAAAAAATGGCAAGCACATACGTTAATGACCTAAGATTAAACGAGATGGCTACTGGAGACGGTAGTGGAACTTGGGGAACAACAACTAATACAAATCTCGAACTTATTGCAGAAGCCTTTGGTAGCGGTTCGGAAGCACTATCCGATGCTTCTACGGCAACTATTACGATGCAAGATGGGGCAAGTGATGCTGCTAGAGCAATGGCACTTACGCTTACAGGTTCTTTATCACAAGCATGTACTGTAACTTTAGCCCCCAACACAGTTAATAAGTGTTGGGTTATTAAAAACAGTGCAGGAGCTACAGTAACAATTTCACAGGGAACAGGATCAAATGTAGTTATACCCAATGGCAGTATTAAAATGCTTGTTGCGGATGGCGCAGGTTCAGGTGCAGCAGTAACAGACGTATTGGCTATGACTTCTGGTACAGGTAATGTCGGTCTAGGTTCTGGCGCACTCGGTACAGCAATCACAACAGGAACGGATAACGTAGCCATAGGTGATTCTGCTGGAGATGCAATAACAACAGGTTCAGATAACACTTTTGTTGGAGACAATGCTGGTGGAGTAAACACTACAGGTGATGAAAATGTAGTTATTGGTTCTGATGCGGGCGCAGCAAATACGACAGGAGGTATGAATGTTTTTGTTGGTCGTGATGCAGGTACAGCAAATACAACGGCTAGTAGTAACACTTTTATTGGAGAAAGAGCAGGAGCAGCAAATACGACAGGTGATGAATCAGTTGCAGTAGGACAATTTTCTTATTCAGCCAACACAACTGGGGTAGATAATGTTGCCATAGGTAGAAGTGCATTAGCAGCAAATACAACAGCCAATCATAATGTTGCTGTTGGAAGACAATCAATGTTAGTAAACACCACAGGAGGAAATAACACAGCCATTGGGTCTAGGTCTTTACAAGCAAACACAACAGCTTCTAACAACGTAGCAGTTGGTTATGATTCTTTATACGCTAACACCACAGGTGCAGAAAATACAGCAGTGGGTAGAGATGCACTGTCAGCAAACACCACAGGAGAATATAATACCTCAGTCGGTAGGTCAGCTTTAGCAGCAAACACCACAGGCGCAAGAAATACAGCTGTGGGTTACTCAAGTGGAGCTGCTCTTACTACAGGTAATAGAAATGTCGCTTTGGGACATAATGCTCTTGTTGCTGAAACAACTGGAAACTATAATGTTGCAATCGGTTATGGAGCACTAGACGCAAGCACTGGCGGAACCTCAAACAACACAGCCGTTGGTTATAATGCACTGACAACAACTACGACAGGGGACGACAACGTTGCAGTGGGTTATGCAGCACTACAGGTATCTACTACAGCAGCAAACAACACAGCAGTCGGAAAGTCAGCTTTAGCAGCAAACACCACAGGTGCTGGAAACACAGCTTTGGGAATGAGAGCATTGGTAGCAAACACTACAGCATCTAACAATGTTTCGATAGGTAAAGATTCTATGTATGCCAATACGACTGGTGCATCCAATGTTGCGGTAGGTCTTAGTGCTTTACAGAATAATACAACTGCCTCAAACAACACCGCAGTGGGTTATACAGCTTTATTTGCAAACACCACAGGTACAAGCAACACTGCTGTAGGTAAAGAC